GCTCTTCCATTTTAAGATTCCATATCAATGGCGCAACAAAAAAGTCAATTAAGCATATAAACAAATAAACTAAACCTGCCCAGTCTTTCCAATATTTGTTAATTGTTCTGTTTATATTCATTCTTTATCTGGACGAGTTATTTCAAATAAATTACACTCCCAACCTTTTCCATTAGTTGAACCACCTTCGTTATCTAATTCAGTTGGCTCGCCGGGTTTATCGTCAGGAAAAATATAACTAATGCTGTTTAAAAAATCACTGCCATCTAAATCAATTGTATTAAACACTAATCGTCTTTCGTCAAATTCGTGTCCTTCAGGAAGTTCAAATTCTGTCCAAATAAATTGGCCTTTCTCACTTGCATATGCAGTAAAATAATGTCCTGTATCATAACAGTAATTATTTCCTTCACTGGTATAACATTCTCGTTCTTCACGAATCATTTCGTCTTCTAGCCAATAGCCTTCGCCTATATCATTGAATGCATCATCCTCGGCATCTTCGTATTTGTCTCTAATCTCATATGCATTATCATATGATACAGTTTCGCCATTTGGGAGGTCAATAGAAATCCAAGCACTTTCTAAATCACAACCATAAATATGATCAATATTATCACATTCATGCCAGCCTTCGCCATCTAAAAAATCCATATCTTCTGGAATTCTATTTTCATCAACATAATCAAATGCATCCTGACAGTATTCTTCTAATGCTTCGTCACCTAATGTTGTCCAATATTCGTGTTGTTCTTCGGTTATTTCGCCTAATACAAGTTCTCCTCCATAACCACTAATATCAATTGTTACTGTATTTTTGTTTTCACTCATGTATCCCCATCGAGTCTATTTTCGCTACGTTCAGCGTCAAAATGTCCTTCGGGAAACCTTGTTTTAAGTTTATCTGCATTGATTTGTAATACTTCATTAGGGTCGGCGCCCAATGAGGTACAGGCATTTGCCCAGTACCATGCGACGTCGCCTAATTCTTTTATTAATCTTGTACGGACTTCCTCATTTAAAGGTTTTCCTTGGAACAAAATTTTCTTCACTTGTTCAGTGAACTCACCGCCCTCTGACACTAAGCCAAATGCGGCAGTAATAAGTCTTGGTATGTTAATATTACCCACCATATGTGCGGGCGATTGTTCTAATTCTGCTAATCTATGTAAAAAACTTGAGTATTGTTTTGATTCGTCGCTTGTTATTGAATCGACAAATTGTCTATATTCTTCTAATTCCATAATATTTTTTTTATTTTTTTTACAGTATCCACGCCGGTTTATCTTTAAATGTACCACCTTTAACATTAAAACTTGTAGAACATCCACAAGTTGACGTTGCCTTTGGATTGTCAAATCTAGGCCCAGGAGCAGATAAATCTGAACTCCAATCTATGGTAAGACCGTCTGTTAATAAATGGCTTTTTCTGTCAACAACTATATTAACACCCAATGATTCGAATGTCAAGTCCTTTAACAGAGGCATTGTATCAAATGTTAATTTATATTCAAATCCTGCACAACCACCTCCAGTAACAGTTACTCGTAAATATGCATCTAAAATGTTTTCATCTTCGCATAATCGTTTGAAATTTTTACTTGCAAGTTCTGTTAATGTAATCATTATTCATTTTACCTTTTTTACTTTTTTCTTTGGCGCTACTTTTTTCTTTGGTTTTGGTGTAACTTTTTTCTTTTTAGGATTTAAGCCTGTTGACTTTTTAGGTTTTACTTTCTTTTCTTCCTTTTTCTTTTCTTCCTTTACAGGTTCAATAGCAAGAAACTGTTTTATATATTTTATTAATTTATCTATAAAATTCATTGGTTACCTTTTGTATACGCATCAAGGATACTTTTAGTATCTGCACCATCTTTATATAGGTGTACTACATCCTGAGCATTTTCCTGGGCTATAATAGATGTATGTTTCATTAACAATGTATCTATTTCTTGAATCCTTGCTTGATGCCCAGCCCGTTCAGCATTAAGTTCGGAAATTTCCTTAGCATTTAATTTCATTTTTTTGTTTATAATCTTTAATTGCGCCTTTAATTGCATCTTCTGCAAGAACCGAGCAATGAATTTTGACCGGTGGAAGCGACAATTCTTCTACAAGCTCTGTGTTTGTAACTGTCATTGCTTCATCTAGTGTTTTACCTTTAACCCATTCAGTAGCAAGACTGCTTGTAGCAATGGCACTACCACAACCAAAAGTTTTAAATTTAGTATCAACTATCTTATTATCTTCAACTTTTATTTGTAATTTCATTACATCACCACATTCAGGTGCTCCGACGAGACCTGTGCCGACATTTGTGTCATTTTTATCAAAACTTCCAATGTTTTTCGGATTTTCAAAATGATCTAAGACTTTATCGCTATATGCCATATTATCCTCTATTGTTAAGTGTATACATATTACTATTTATTTGATTTTTATTCATCTACATTGAATAGGTCTTCGCACCATTCTCTGTGTCCTTCTCTCCAAGCCATATTAGTTTGTGTTTCACGTACTTCTACTCTAAAACACCAAAGTCGTTCTGCTTCACCCGGACCCCACATATCTGGAATGAATACTCCGTTTACATATTTGTATAATTGATCTGCTAAACCTTCACAACCAAGTTTTGGCAGTATGGTAAGTTTTGCTATTCCTGCTTTTTCTAATTGTTTATAAAGATCCAAGTGTGGCTCATCTTCTGCTACTAATAATGTATGATCGAACATGTCATCTAAAAAACTTTTAAGTTCTCCCATGCCACCATAATCAGCAACCCAATTTCTAACATCTAAATCATCGGTACCAAAAAAGAATCTCATACTAAAACTATAACCATGAATAACATTACAATGACTGTCTGCTTTCCATTGTCTATATGCACATGGAAATTTATCTACGTATTCTTTTGTACTATTATATTTGTACGTTCTAGATTGTCGATTTTCTAAGGTTATTTTACTCATGCTGGATCCTTAAGATTTCGTAATTTACCTTTAATAATTTGATCAGTACATATCATGCCAAACATATTTGCAATCGATTCTTGTTCAGGATTTAATTTTCCACCCCAATTATCTACAAATGATTGTAAAGATACTGCTTCTCGAATTCCGTCCATAATACAACCACAAATTTCTTTTAAATCGTCTGGCCAAAGACTATCTTGCATATATTGTGCATCTTCAAATGCCACATAACATCCATTAATAAAACCATATATTACACCTGAAGGATACTTAGGTTTAAATATTGCATTACTTTTTTCTTCTGCATGTACTTTTTTAGTTATTAAAGAAAACCCAAATCCATGTTCGTCGGTTATTAAAGTCATACATGTTATTGGTAAACTAACAAGCAATACTATTATTATTGCAATTATAATTTTTCCCATGTTGAATCTCCTAATTGTCTTACTTTAGCAATACATTTTCCGTATGGTGAATCCCATTCATCTGGTCCGATTAATGTTAATGCTAACTTACCTTTTTTTTCATACAGGTAATATTCTTTAAGGTGTACAGGAATAAACCCGCATTTAGCCATAGCAATTTTTTCTGCTAACTTAACTCTTTCGTCTAATTCTTGTGCCTGTTTAACCAATAGATTTGCGTGTTCTTTTAGTTTTTTTATTTGTTCATCAGCATAATGCCGCATTGCTGTTAAACTATTTTGTTTAACAACTTCTAATTCTGTACTGCCCCTCCATACTATATTTTTTCCACTCATTTCATATATAGAGTATTGCTAAAATTTTACCTGCTATTATACCAGCAATAATAGAGAAAATAATTATGCAACATATTACATAAAAACTCATTTAGTTAATCCCAGTGAATAAAATGATGCTTGCACACCTAATATTTGATTATAACAATCATATAAGCAATGATGTTTGGCAGTTTTTGGAAGTTCCATATCTGTAAGACCAAACAATGTTCGTGTATCACGTATCTGCCAATACTTCCACGGATTGCCTCGTTGTAATATTCTATTTATAGTTTCAATAATCATTATATCAAATATAGAACCATGAGCCCAAAAATGATCGCACCCTTTACAAAATATGTAAAAATCTTTTAATACATCTGCAATGTCATGCCTGTCGTCTAGATCAAATGCTTCTGCTTTAACTTCTTCATCTTGTTTTGCCCACCATTCCATTGTCGATTCATCCATTTGTAAACCTATGTTTGTACAAGACTCCGGATCTATTCGTCTATAGAAATGTTCCATATCAAAAGGATCTTTTTCTACATCGTTATCTGTAGGTCTAAAACGTACTGCGCCAAATGTTAATAAGGCCGCATCGGGTCGAGTACTAAGGCACTCGAGATCTATCATTAGATGATTATTCATATGTTATTATAACATATTATATAGGATAAGTCAATTTAAAAATTTAGACAAAGGCTCTATTTCACGCAACTTTTCTAGGCCGTCGCAGTCGTCTCTGAGGTCAAAGACTTCTATTTCACCGTTATCATTTATACGATTTACTGAAACTATTTTTTCTAATTCATCTCCTTCATTATGATTTACTTGAAGTTGAAATATAATATTATCATATGTAGTAATTTGAATTTTTGCTTCTTTAACAAATTCGGCAACATTAGATTCGGATTTAATATTTTTGTCAAGGTCTTGTACGACATTTAATATTTCTTCTAGTATATCGTTAATCATAATAGCCTAGTGGAAGGGCGGACTATTTGTAAAACATTTTATTTAGAACCGGGATACCGGGCTTTCCGGAAGTTTGCCTGGTTTGTTGAGTTCTAAATTTTTTAAGATTTTACTGCGGTTGCCCGCCCTATTTAATTTAAATATTTGTTGTTATATGGGTAAGATTTGATATACTTTCCCATTCTGATATATTATTTTCGTATAATCTATAAAAATTAATTTCAGGAAATTCTTGAAAGCAATAAGTAAGTTGATTTATTTCTGCTTTAACTACATGCCGTTGTTCGACACTATTTTGATTAGCGTAATGAGTTGTTCCGGCATATATGTTTTTATATTTCCCGTTACTGTATTTAACATCAAACCCCGCTAAGTACACGTTTTTGGGGTTTTTTTGGCATGCATATAAAACTGCCAACGAACCACAATTCCATTTTTTCCATTTTCCTTCTATTGATATTATCTTTGCTTCTGAACAAATATATTTGCAAGGCGAAACAACTTTGTGTACTTTACAATAACTACTACTATGTACTTCACTCAACATATTATCATCTACAACAAACAATATATCTGGAGCAAAATCTCGCCATAATGCATTACAACCATATATAATATATTTTTCTTTAAGTTTATGTAAATCTAGTTCTTTGCGACTTATGCCGTTACCAAGAACAAGAATATCAGACTTCTTCGATTTCAACATTTAAGGGGTGGCCATTTTGTCTGGCTTGTGTTGTGGATTCAACAGCTTTTTGTTCAGCTATTTCGTATGTATATACTCCTGCAATTCCTTTACCTTTTTCATGGACCTGGACCATAATTTCTTCGGCGGCTTCATTTGAATGATGAAATATTGTTACTAATATATAGATAACAAAATCCATAGGAGTAAAATCATCGTTAATTAAAAGTACCTTATACTTGTCAGGTTCTTTCACATTAACGTCAACCGTCGTATCAATATTTTCTTTTGTTGTTGTTTCTATCTCTGCCATACTAAAATATTTATAGAATGCGGTGCAGATTGCCCACACCGCATTATATGTTGCTTAATTAACCGTGATAGGAATTACCTTAGGTTTTTCTTCCTCAGGTATGTCTTGTTCCAAATCTATAGCCAACATGCCATTTTTAAGAATTGCATCCTTAACAAGCACATGTGGACCTAAGCGAAAAGTTCTGTCAAAAGAACGATTAGCAATACCATGGTGGACAAAGTGATCTTCGTCCTCATTAGTTTTACTTTCAATCTTACCTTTAACTGTAAGATTACGTTCTTTTTGTGAAACTTCTATATCGTCTTCACCGAAGCCAGCAATGGCCATTGAAATTACCCATTTACCGTCATCGACTTGCTCGATGTTATAGGGTGGATACCCTGTAGATGATGCAGTATATGAATTAGAGAACTGCTCTAAGTCTCTAAACATTCTGTCCATTCCAACTGTAAACGGTGTAAGTGAAGTGATGAAATCGCTAAGATTTCCGGTTGTGAGGTGTCTAGTCATAATATTCTCCTTTATAAGCAAGACTGAGTCGAATTAACCCTACCATAGGCATTAATCCTCTCATAATATTTATCACTATTATACTATGTTATAATAAAAATGTCAAGTTTTTTTGATTCTTTATTTTACTTTTCCATATCGGCTAGCTAATTCTAGCCATTGTTCATATAATTTTTCGTCTCGTTTCTCAATACGAGAAATACATTGGGCCCGCCGTCTTCGGCGCTTGTCAGATGGTTTTTCGTAATATTGTCTTTTTTTCAAATCACGTATTATACCTTCGGCATTAACTTTTTTCTTTAAAATTCTAAGTGCTTTCTCCACATTGCCACGTTGAACTTCAACAGAAATTCTTACTTTTTTGTGCGTCATTAGTTATTTTTTTTCATTATACCGATAATTCTTGGACCGGTTCTTTGCGGTTCTGTAAGGTACTCTACTCCTTCTAATAATTCTTCTACTTCTTTAAAAATTTCAAATCCCGCTTTTATATGCCCTTGTTCACGACCTTTAAACCGTATTACTACTTTTACGTTATTGCCTTTATCTATAAATTTTTGAATTTGTTTGGCTTTGGTTTCTAAATCGTGTTTTTGTGTTACTGGCCGCAACTGAATTTCTTTGATTTCAATTCTAGATTCACGGGCTTTCTTATCTTTTTCTTTTTGTTTCTTTTTTTCTGCGTATATGTATTTATTAAGATCCACTATTTTACAAACAGGCGGATTTGCCTGTTCTGAAATCATAACAAGATCGAGATTTTTTTCCTTTGCTATTTCGACAGCATCTCTTGGGTCTTTTATGCCTAATTGAGCGCCGTCGGCATCTATAAGACGTATTTCTCGCATTCGTATATCATTATTAACTTTAAAATTATGATTATTTCTTTTATTATATTTCCGTGGATGTTGGTTTCTCATTAATTTTTTCTCCTTTAAAGACAAATATTGGTTTTGTGTTTTCTGAAACACATTTTTCATTTATAACAATTTTTTCTACACCTTCTTCTCTAAGCTCGGGTAGTATAAATTGTAGTTCTAGTAATAATTCTTCTATTGCAGAATTAAGTCCTCTTGCTCCTACTTTTTTATTAATACATTTTTTAGCTATTTCTTGACATGCATCTCCGGTAATTTCTAAGCCAATATCATCCATTTTAAATAATCGTTGATATTGCTTTACTAATGAATTATCTACATCTAATAAAATATTAACAAGGTCGCCTTTTGTTAATTCTTCTAAATGTGATATAATTGGTATTCTACCTACAAATTCAGGTATTAATCCATATATAACAAGATCTTCTGGTTCTACAAATTGTAGTAAATTTTCAGGTTTTTTATCATCAGATAAATTAGCACCAAACCCAATAGAAGATCCTTTCTTAAGGCGTTTTTTGATTATTTTATCCAAACCTATAAATGCTCCGCCAAGAATAAACAAAATATTAGTAGTATCTACAGAAACAAGATCTTGGCTTGGATGTTTACGTCCCCCTTGAGGAGGAATTTTGCATTCATATCCTTCTATCATTTTAAGTAGTGCTTGTTGGACACCTTCACCTGACACGTCACGAGTGATACTTGCAGATTCTGTTTTTCTACTTTTTTTATCTATTTCATCAATATATATAATACCCATTTCTGCTCTGTCTATATTTCCATCAGCAGATATTAATAATCTAGTAATAACATTTTCTACATCGTCACCAACATATCCTGATTCAGTTACAGTTGTTGCATCTGCAATGGCAAACGGTACATCTAATAATTTTGCTATAGATTTGGCTAATAATGTTTTTCCAGATCCACTCGGACCCAAAAATAATACATTACTTTTGTCAATTTCAATATCATTGATATGGGCATTTAATCGTTTATAGTGGTTATAAACAGCGACACTCAGAACTTTTTTTGCGGCTTCTTGTCCAATAACATATTGTTCTAAGTGATTATAGATTTCTCTAGGTGTGAATATTTCATAGTTATCAATTTTTGCGGCTTCTTCTTGTATTATTTCATAACAAAGATGAATGCATCTATCACAAATGTATGCATGTTCGCCTTGGATAAGTTTTGATACTTCGTCTTTGTGTTTACCACAAAAATGGCAATTCATAATTTGAAGTTCATTCATATAGATTACATTACTATTTTGAAGAGCCTAACCAGGCTTGAAGTCCTCGTAACCCAGTTTTCCTCTTATTAGTACTAACCATTTCATTGTATACTTCTTTTAACGTTCTTTCATCTGCTTTTTCTAATACTTCTTTTATTTCATTAATGTCTTTTTCAGGCCCAATATCTTCTTGAGGCTCAACATTTTCTTTAATTTTTATTTTTTCAAGCATTTTCTGCTCAAGAGTTTCTTCTTCAATTTCTTCTATATCATTGTCATCATCTATTT